TGTCCATATACCACGATCGGCGATAACTTCTCTACCCATCTCCATACGTGGTTTATGGCAGTTCATCTTTTCAAAGAGTACCTGATACGCTTCAGCAATCTTCGGTTCGAAGTGCGTCTTGCATATTTCATCAAGAAACTTAACAGGATCCTTTGGGTTAAACTTGCTAACAAAATCACTGAAATTAACATAAAGGCTATCTGTATCGATTGCAATAACATAGTCTTTGTCCGATTTGAGTAGAGCATTAAGCTCTTTATTTACAGCGCGTTCAGCCCATTGAATAGCTAACTGACCTGTAAGGGTTACACCTTCAGCTAGACGTAGATCAAAGTATTTGAACCATTGGTTACCTAGGGCACCATAGAGAGAGTTCATAAGAATTTTAATAGCCATTTGCTGGTTATTGAGCTTATTGATCTCTTTATCTAGTTCGTTAGTCTTAGTCTTTTGATATTCAGACTGCGCTGCCAACATTAAGTTCTTAATAGAACGGCGTTCATCGTAATAGTCTTCAATAATCCTTGGGATAACACCATCACGATCTTTACTGTACCTAGAACCATTTGCTGCCACAGCACATTCATTTATTACTTTAGGCGAATTCAAGTAGTATTCAACACCTGAATTTTCAGATTGGTCAATCAAAGTTTCAGGACTCATATTCCACTGCACAATGATATTTGGATACAGTGAATTCAAGTCAAAGGAAACTACCCAGTCATGAGATCCAACTTGTGGTTCTTTTACGTAACCACCAGCAAATTGAGTTTTAGTAGTAACAGGTTTATTTATCGGCGGAATTGTTTTTTCTGCCATTAGTTTACGATAGATGATTGATTCCCAGATTGCAGTGGTACCCATTGTGTCACCATAGTTAACACCACCTTTGTATGCAATCGTTAGTGCTAACGTAATCAATCCCATCTTATCTTCGAATCGTTCAATCAACTCAACGTCTTTCATGTTATAATCAATATAACGTTGATAGTCATCTTTATATAGATTTTTAAGAGAACCTGATTCTTCAAATGAAAGCTTTTTATCACCAAGAACAACGTATGCAATATGATTCAGTTTATACGATTCTTGCGCACCATAAGAGTATCCAAACTTTTGGAATAGCTCAAGATAATCAAGCTGTTCAACACCTTTAATTTCATAAGTGTCTTCAGCTTTGCCGCGACGAGTAATTTGGCGATAGTCAACCATACCCCAAGGAGAGAATCTTTTAATAGATTCAACACCCAGAATCTTAGCTGTGCGATTAACAAGATATGGGATATCGAAAAAACGAATATTCCAACCAGTTACGACATCAGGACAAGCAGATTCACTACCCCAGAAGTCTAGAAACTTATTGAGTAGACTTGCTTCATCACGACAACGATAATAAGCTACAGGTTGGATGAGAGCTTTTTCTCGATCAAAGTCGCCATAAGCCCATACACGATATGTGTCATCTTTACTGGATTTATATGTGATAGAAAGAATACGTTGACTTGCTTCACTAGGAGTAGGGAAGCCATCTTCATATTCTGTTTCAATCAATAGTACCTACATCAATTAAGTCGCGTTTGAACTCAATATCGCGTGGGAATTTTTGAGTGATATATTGTTGTAGATAGTTTTTATTGCCGAAGATATATCGACCAGATACTTCTTCATTCATGGCAAGCCATTCTTTAGCTTCGCGCATACTATCCATTTGGACAGGTAGAACATCTCTACCATCTAAGGATTTCCAACCAGTTTCTTTCTGAGATTGGACATAAAATACAGGTTTGAAATCTTTATCGCGGCGATAGACTCTTTGACCGGTAGAGTTATAACCGCGATATAAGATTGAATTACCATAACGAACTACAGACGTATAGAATGACATACTTTCTCCATCACATTATAAGATATTATACACCATACTTCCGAGAAAGTAAACCTATTTTTTTACCTCTTCTTCGTTTTTTTCTGCGGTATCACATTCACCACAACAATCTGGAGTCCCGCATTTATCATGTTCTATACTATGATTAAAAATGCGGGACCAGTTTTTAGCGTAAGCGTCAGTATCTACAGGTCTTGGTTGAGACCCCTTTCCACCATGCCACTTACTAGCTGTCATTCTTTTTGCCACCAAGATAATTTGGTACGTTTTTAGCTGCGTCAATAATTCCGTCTAATTTCCAACGGACTAACCAACCCAATCCAAATCCTAAAATGAAAGCGATTCCTGTAAACATTATGCATTGATTCCTTCTGCATATTGAGTCTTACCATCTACACGAGATGCTGTTAGAATGGACTTGCGGTTAGAGCCATCTGCTTTATAGCTAACGTGTACCCAACCAGAATCAGGAATGCCAGGAGTATAAAACTCCAATATGAGCTGATCAAAGTCCAAATTGTCTCGAATCCATTCAGCCAATTCCGCGTTAGGAACTCCTGGAACTTCGATATCTGCGGCTTCTCCTTTGCAGTGCTGGGAAGTAGCAGATCCACCAACAGCAGCATTAAGCTCAGGTGAACGGTAACCAGAATTAAGAACGGTAGGACCAAAGTGATCTCGTACAGGCTGTACAACATTTTCGAAAAGAGCGATTGCTGCATCTAAATGATCTCCTTGTGGAGTATTATCAATGCCCTTACGCTCAGCTGTCTGCGACTTAATAAACTCGGCCATTGAGAAATTTTTGGAAAGTTTCATAGTATCTCCTGTAGGTATAGAAACAAAGGGAGCCCTAATTGGACTCCCCTATATTTATTTACGCGCCAAACCACTCATCATATTCTTCATCAGTGTATGGCCACATGGCGTTAGTCCTTCTTTGTTACGAACTTATAAAGCTCTTCAGCTTGGTTCATGATTTCAGAAGGAGTATACATTTTAGGTGTATACTTTTCGATGGTGTCTGTAAGATCTTTGCTATGCTCTTTAGCATTCTCGACCATAGTCCAATACTGCTGTTGAGCCATATCGTACTGACGATCGCAAAGTTCCTTGGCCATAGCCAAAACGTCGAAACGGATTTCAAATGGATTTTTCTGTGACATGTGTGTCTTCCTTTTATGTGTGTGTTAAGAGGCTTTACGTGCCTCAATGGGTTTTTTATCTAAACCAACAGGATGTTTATCATCCATGATGGCATTGACTAACTCGTGATAAGACCAATCTTTGAAATCAGAGTTAGTCGTTTTTAGTACTTGGGCAACATGAAATGCTGCTTGCATCCGTCTTGCTTCAACCATCGCTCTAAATACTGTAGTGAATGGTGTGGCAATTGCGCGAAGAAAACTACTTGCTGCTTTCTTCGTTGAGAAGGACGGCCTCCTCAGAGGATGTAGACTGATCCTTGACATGTGAGATACCTCGTAAGTTTGAATTGATTTCGATTTTACGAGGACGCATTTCTTCTGGGACGACAACTTCTAAACCAATAGCAAGAATGCCGTCTGTAAGATCTGCTCCGTTTACCTGAACATATTCAGAGAGCCGGAAGGATTTTTCGAATCTTTTAGTCGAAATAGATTTGTGAATGTATTCACGACCACGATTTTCGTGATTGCCTCTTACCTTAAGGGATCTATCTTTCACTTCAATTTCTAACTCATTGCTAGCAAAACCAGCAACGGCCAGTTCGATAAGATAATTAGTCTCATCTACTTTTACAATGTTATGTGGAGGATAGTTATCCTTAGCGTGTCTTGCCACTCGATCGAGCTCATCAAATAAATGATCAAACCCTACAAATGCTGAACGTGGAAAGAGAGTATGTACACCTTGTGCTGTCATTATTGACCTCCTAGTTAAAGCAAGGTTATGTTATGGACCGGACCTATTCCGCATCCGTTATTATATATACGAGATCTCGTGGGTTTTACACGAAATGTCGATATAATCCAATAGTTTTGGATTCTTTTTTATTTCACCGTATATGATAGAAAATGCTCTAGCATTTTTTTCAGCAGCGTTAATACCAACGGTGTGATATTCCGCGCATAGCGGCAAATGTAATTCTGTTCTATATCCTAATTTAGCAAATTCAATTAAAGAAGTCTTTTTAGTTTTGAAAACACAACCTGAAGTATTTGTGCCACCAAAAATTATCTTTGTATTAGTACTAAACATATAGCCTTTTTCAAAAAGAGATTGCTCAAAGTCTTCAACAGTTTCTCCAAAGAATTCAATCCAGTCAAAACCTCGACCTTGAGCAATCTTTTTTACTTCAACAACTTTTTCTCTAAAATCTATTTTACTAGAAACAATAATTGTTTTAGTCTTATCAATCTTAGGTGAAGCACAAATATCAATTAGTGTACTATATCTTTGATTATTTGAATGGTCGTCACCTAAAGAAGGATGACCATGAAAATCGATTAAGTATATAATACACGAAAGTGGCTTAGGCATCTCTATTAGATTCTAAATACCGTACTAAGTTTTCTGGTTTAGTTTCACCGTATGGATCTGTATCTTCACCGTCGTTATTGATACCTGGCTCTTGCCACCATTTTTCAACAACACCGTCATTGAATACGCACATATAGCGCCATGATCTGTTGCCAAATCCTAAATGGTTTTTACCAACAAGCATGCCCATGAATCGAGTAAAGTTACCACTACCATCTGGAATAACTTTTACATTTTGAATGTTCTGGTGTTTAGCCCATGCGTTCATAACAAAAGCATCATTTACAGAAATGCAGTATACTTCATCAATACCAAGACTACGAATTTTGTCGTAGTTTTCTTCAAACCCTGGAAGTTGATAGGTAGAACAGGTGGGTGTAAACGCACCTGGTAGGGAAAATACTGCTATTCGCTTTCCCTTTAGTAACTCATGGCTAGTAACATCTTGCCAACGATATGGGTTAGGACCCTCAATAGACTCATCTCGAACACGAGTCTTAAACACCACACAGGGTGCTTCAAAACCTTCAATCATAATTTAGTTCCGTGTTATGTTATTGTTAATATTGTTTCCAATGTTATACTTTGGACACAATTCCCAATTATTTTTTTCCTTAAAAGGAATAATCTTAATTTGTCTCAATGGAGCAATTGGTTGAGCCTTTTCTGGAGACTCAATAGTAATTAAACCCCAATCGCTAATCAATGTTGCAATTGTATTACGTCTAGCAATGTCATTTTCTTCTAAGTTGGATTTCTTACCGTCAAGGAGAAATAGCTCCTTAAAATGAACGATAAAATAACGTCCTTGCTTATGTAGAATATGACAAGATTGATAGAGTTTATTTTCTTTTCTTGAGGCTACGCCAATACGAGTTAGAGTTTCACGTACTTTCAAGAAATCGTCTGGTTCATTTAGTGTAATTTCGAGCATTTTGCTCGGGTTCCACTCAATCAATTTACTTTCTTCCACCTTTGTAAACCTTCTTTTTTAATTCGTTTATTTGGTCTGCAGATAGAAGAGTGGAAACTTGGCGAGCTTTTTCGTTGCTATAACCATAATACTGCTTTATTACTTCCACGTCATCTAATGCTTGAGCTTTAGCCCATTTGGAAAATCTTTTTTTCTTCCTGATGATATTTATAAAAAAATCAAATTGAAGAAGATTATCTATCTGGTGGTAGCGATTCATCTCATTGGCAAATAAGACAGTATCGTTAAAGTAAGATAGACCACGATTTACCATAAACGAATTATATTCTTTTTCTGTTATGTCATCAACAATTAACTTATCTTTTGTATAGTTAATGGCATTCAAAAAATCAAACGGCGATTTCGACATTAGCCATAATCTCCGTCATACATGCAACAACATTCAATTCATGATCTGCGACAAAAGCATTTTTATATTGATAGTCTGCCAAGATCAAAACTAGCTGTGGAATTGATTGTGGTGCAATATTAGTATTCATTCTATCGTACACTGCGCGAAAAATAGCAGATGCATCTGTATCAATATTATTAGCTACCCATTGGCGCATAGACTTAAAGTCTTTTGCTTTTAGGTGTTTGAATAGTTCAATATATGAATCATTAGACCCGTTAGTGGCTATATTAACAAATGTACCACCAACAGAACCACGTTGTAACTCGTTTAGAACACGTCTCCAATCTGGAGCATATTTCATAATTAAGTCAGCCACTGTCTTTTGATCGTAGGTAACACTTTCCGTTTCAAGAATTGTTTCAATACGTTTCATAAATTGAAACGCAAGACCCGCAAGATCTTTTTTGGTGGTATTGAATTCATATACACCACAACGAGAATGAAGTGGCTCAATAATTCGATTCTTGAAGTTACAAGTTAAGATGAACCGGCAGTTGTTGGCAAACTCTTCAATGAATCCACGAAGAGCAGGTTGTGTTGACTGCGGGTTCAAGTAATCTGCCTCATCAAGGATCACAACCTTGTAGCCACCTTGCAATGAGACAGAGGATGCGAACTGCTTGATCTTGCCACGGAGGGTGTCAATATTACCTTCCTCAGATCCGTTAATTAGAATCCAGTCGAGGCCAAGCTCATTACAAAGTGCTTTGGCCACCGTGGTCTTACCTAGACCAGCTGTTCCAGTAAACAGCATATTGGGCAGTTCGCCAGACTCTACAATTTTAGTAAAAGTCTGTTTAAGCGATTCTGGTAGAATTGTTTCGGCAATATTTTTGGGACGATATTTTTCGACCCACAAAAAATCATTAGACATTCACGATACTCCATAACAAAGAAAGATGAGGGGCTAACCGTGGCCCCTCGCGCACGTATTAAGTCGTGACACTTAGTCGCCAGTTTCTGCCTCAGCCATTGCTTTTTCTTGTTCGAGATTCTCGACAAGCTGAATGACTTGGATACACTGGTCGCGAAGACCACCAATCGTGGATAGTTCTTCACCTTTGAATGCGCCACGTTGTGTCATGGCATCAATTACGGCTACGGTTGAACGAGCCTGTTTATTAGCGATATCACTAAGCTGCTGAACAGTATCAGACATATTATACTCCAAATGTTGAGGTTTTTTCAAGTGCAATCCAGTATTTTACTGGAGTTGATTTATTACTAAACTCGGAGATGAGCTTAGACGAAATCTTAACTTCGTAATCTCCCGGAAGAATTTTAAGATTGCTAATGCTAAGAATAAAGTTAAATGCTGCACCTTCAGGATAGTTACCATCAATATCGATGGAAAACGTATTTGATGTAGCATTTTGACTATCTACAACAGAAAGATTGATAACACCTTCACTTGGTCTGATAGAGACTTCTCCATGACCAAGTGCAGAAGCAGCACGCTTAATCTTATTCAGAGTATCATTGTCCAAGACAAACGAAACATCTGCTTCAGGCATTTTAATATCTTTTTGCGGTGTGGTCAAAGTTTCTTCAGCAGAGAAGAAGTATTTGACGCGAGATCTACCTGAAGAATCTGAGATACGTACGTATTCATCTTCAAATTGTAGATTAGGTGTATCAACGAGACCAAGCACGCTGATGAATTCGTTAAGGTCGTAAACACCAAAGTCTTTACTAAAACTTTCTGGTACTTCAGCAGAAGCTAATACATTGCGAGCTTCTGAGATAGTCTTAATGGTGCTACCTTCTCGAATGAGGATGTTCTGGTTAATACCAGAAAAATTCTTGAGCACCGACAAGGTGCTTTCACTTAGTTCCATGATATACTCCACGATTGATTATGATAATATTATACAACAGTTTTCTGCATTTGTAAACAGTTATTTTTCAAATTTTGATTGTAACCATTCTTTATGTTTCTTTAGCTTTTGGGATTTCCAATTGGCTGGTCGCATATAGAATTGTTTTCCACGATCAATAATTTCATTAAAGATAAGACCTTCTCTAGGGGCTGGCACAATAGTACCACCAGTCCTAGCAGTATATTCTTCTCTAAATCCAATACTCAAATCTTTAGCCATTTTTCTAGCAGTTTCTAATTGATGTTGGTTATGTTCAAAAATAAGAAAAAACCACCAGATTTCTAAATTATATTCTTTACCCCTTTTGAGAACTTCATATACTTCATCAAAATTAGAATTAACTCTATATATGTTATTGGTATAGTTATCTGTACCATCTAAAGCAAAAATCCATTTATCTCTTTCAACTGGACCTTTAGATGAAAGCTCAAAAGCCTGATCCCACCATTCCATTTTCTTACCACTACCATTGGTGTTTATTTCCATTGCAATAAGAGGAAATTCTTTATTTCTAATTTCAAGTAAGTCTAAAAAGTTTGGATGATATATTGGATCTGAGATTTGTCCACATAATTTTGCAAAGTTAAAAAAGTTCCATTTGTCTAACATTGGATCTGCAAATGATAAAAGTTTTCTCCAATCATCAAATGGCATATCTCTAGATATTTTTATTTTATATCTAGTTGTAGACTTTTGTCTTTGACATGCTGGGCATTGTAATCTACATCTATGATTCGAATCAATATTAAATCCAACTTTTTTCTTAGCTTGAACGTAGTCAGCATAATCCATATAATCCAATACGACATCATCATCGTCAAATTGGCGCATTTCTTAAATTCCTTACTCTGCCTTTGGTTGGATTATGTTTACACATCTTTTGACACATGCGTGGCGCATTTTCTGGAAAATCTATCAATGATTTATGAAAATTGATCCATGTATCTGACGTAATAATATCTTCAATTGAATCATTATTTTCTAATTTTAGCTCATCAGTTAAAAATTGTTGTACTTTTTGTTTTGGATCTTTATTATTATTATCTAACCAACAACATGGTAATATATGACCAGTAGCGGTATATGCTAGCTTTTGCCCTAATATTTCTTCGTTGTTTTCTATTTTTTCTCCATTGACAATCCAATAAGGATGACACCTTGGAAAAAGAATTTTTGGACTTTTTTCCATTAAGCTACCATTTTACTAAAGTTTTTATCTTTTACAAACTCAATCTTAGATCTAAACTTACCATCAAGAATATCACCTTTGTGAGATATAACAAATACGTTTGTATCATCGGTTAGAGTAGATAAAATCTTCAAAAGGTTTTCTACACCATCAACATCAAGAGAAGAATCAAATGTTTCATCAAGAATCAATAGATTTGTAGAAATAGAATTCTTCATTTTGGCGATTTGTCTCCATGTAAATAATAGAGCCAAATCAATTCTTTGCTTCTCACCTTCAGAGAATGAGTCATATGTAAACTCATCACGATGGCGAGAACGAATAGTTTCTTGGAATGATTCATCCAAATCAAAATGAACGAAGAAATCAAGCA